ACGTTTTGTAACATTACAAGTATATCCATTAAAATTATAGGATTGTAGCACCAATTGGGATTTTCCAGGTTGATAATTGTGATACATATAGGATTGCAATATAGATGTTGCACCGTTTTGAATGGTATTTGAAAGCACTGCAGCTGCTTGATATTTAGAAAAATTGGAAAATCCACCATTCGACCCAAGGAAACATAAATTTGTATCGATAGCATATTGATTTTTATAATCAGCCAGTGTAAATGGTGTAGCCATTCGCATACGCCCAAAAGCATCCAATTGCATGTTTGGAGGTGTTACCACAAGTGGATTTGTATTAGTAATTGGAGCACTATTATTATACACATTTACATTTCCAATAAGATTTGTAGACGGTAAATTTGATACAGCTACTGTAGCAGTACCAACTGATACAGCAAGAGGATTAGTGGCCGAAATAACACTGCCGTTACTAGTATTAACCAAATATACACCACCTATAGTATTAGAGCCTACAATAAGTGATGCATTAACTGGTATAACTGTATTATTAGAAGTTTGTATATTCACAGTACCAATAACATTTGATGCAGTTGGAAGTGTAAAGCTAACTGGAACAGTTATTGCAACTGAATTTAAAGATACAGTTAATGGATTACCTGATGAAATTGCACTGCCTCCACTATACATATTTACCGCCCCAATAAGATTTGTAGACGGTAAATTAGACACATTCACTGTTGTTGTATTGAGACTTACTGAGAGTGGTGCAGCAGAAGTGATGGGTGCTCCGGCATTCCATACATTTACCGCCCCAATAAGATTTGTAGACGGTAAATTAGACACATTCACTGTTGCAGTATTAAGTGATACAGCAAGGGGATTTGCAGTTGAAATAATATTGCCATTGCTAGTATTAGTTAAATATACTCCACCAACTGTATTCGAACCAGGAGGTAATTGTTGTTCTATATGTACGTGTACTGCATTATCTGGTGGATTATTTATAGTAACTGCAGATGCAATTGTTACACCACTTGGAACAGTAACAGTAAGTGCTGTACCAGCGGTGAGTGAAACTGGAAGCGGATTTCCAATTGAAATGAGTTGATTATTACATCCCATCAATCCAACTGAACCTAGTGATTGAATAGTACCACCAATTGCAGGTGGGGGAACAAGTATTACAGGAAGTGGATTATTTGATGATACAATATTATTAGATAATCCAGACCAAATATTCACAGAACCAAGTACTTGTGTTGCAGATAAACCTCCACCGAGCAAAACCGGCAAGGGATTATTAGAACTAATAATTTGGTTATTGTTCAAAAGGTATGTAGGATATGTATAACCGTATGTAGACTGTATAGACATATATACTCTTATAAAAATAAACTATTATTTAAATTTTATTAATACAATAGATATGCTAATATATATCCAAGTGAAAATCCAGCGATGACTTGTGGAATATTATGACATCCACGCATAACTCGAGACATTGCCATAAATGCAACGTATATACTTGTAAGTCCAAATTCTGTAGGGTTTTCATATAGTATTCTTAGTGTATTTTTATTCCGCGAATATATAAATAAAAATGAGAAGGATATACACGTTGTAAGCATCATATGACCCGATGGCATTCCAATTTGACCATGATAACTTCCTCCTAAATTATATATATTGCAGTTCTTTGCACCAGCTGGACGAATCATCACAGGATGCAATACCGGAACTTGACGGGAAAATGAAATAAATATTTCAGTAATAAAAATACTGGTGATAATTGGAACATATTGCAGTTCTTTTGTTTGCAAATATAACCAAATTGGTGTGCATATAACTGGCACTACAGTTAGGGAAACTGCATCCCAAAATAAAGACATTGTGTTTTATAATATGTCCACGTCTTGTATTTAAATAGATTACGTTAAGATAATTCATAAATACAATGGGCATACACTTGTATTTGCTTTCATACAAAAATCTTTAATGCATTTGGTGTCATCATAATGATTTCTTTATTACCATGTTGTACTGTAGTATTTTTCTCCGCCAACTGGCGGAGATTTTTATGATCAATATTTATCAACAATTCTTTTTCGTTTGGGAGAGGGGTATACCAAGATTATCTCCTAGTTATTACTGGAAAATTAAGAGTTGCTTTTGGACCGCCACGCTTTTCTAACATAATAGCATCATGTACAGTATTATATAACTCTTGAGCTGCAGATATAGTATCATATAAACCTAGTTTGTATATTACTTTATTATATTGAATCTGAGCAATATATGGTTTTCCACTATATCCATACTTAAATACACCTTTTGGCAGAGTTTTTACAGGGGTTTTATGTTCGTATTTATTACCATCATTAATTTTATCTATGAGTGGAGTTGGTGCATTATGTGTAGCTTTAAAAGTTCTTAATAGTGCATGAGTTATTTGCCCATTACCTGGTTTCATATTTATAATAGTATCACTTTGTTTTTTTTTTCCAACAATATATGGTGCAATATTATTTAAGAATTTATCAGCATCAGTATATATTTCCCAAGACCAAGTATCACTACCTTTTCTATAATATACTGTACCACCATATTTATATTTAAATAAATCACATATTTCTGGATATTTTTGTGTTATACTATGATTTTGTCCAGACTTACCAAATGTATTAAACCTACCATCTCCATCAAAAAATCCAGCGAAATAAGCATGTGAAATTTGATTGGAATAATTTATTGTATCATGTGGAGTTTGCTTATATTTTTTTAAATCTAAACAAATGGCACTTCTTTCTTGTTTAATTTTACTAATATCGTATTTTGATAAAGATTTTTTAATAGACCAATTATTAAATGTTATTTCCGGTTGATTTTTAAATGCTAAATGTCGATTAAAGTATTTTTTACAATCTTTTAATGTATCAAATAAAACTGTTTCATTATTTAATTCATTAGTTGCAATTATTGGAATAATTTTAATATTCTTATAAGGGAACTCTGAAAATCTAATAGCTTCTCGTTTTTTAAGAAGAAGATAATCTTTAATAATATTTGCAAATAATATTGCTTGTTCGCCGTTTATTGACCAATTATATGCACTTTGATGTTTATCAGTTTCTTTTAATTGTAAATTAATACTCCCACCAAAATGATGATAAATAAAATACAAGCTTTCAATTCCTTTCAGTGCTTGAGAAATATCAATTGAAACAGACATTGAATCTGATTGGTTATCTTTATTAATTTTAAAACATCCATCACTATCTATAAATCCAGCGGTATAATTTATTACATCCTCATTAAATTCTTTATTTTTAAAATTAATATGTACACATGACTTTTCATATTGATCTTTATTTAGATTATTCATTTCATAAATATACTAATAGTTAGTTATAATTAATAAATCAAATTTTATACATGAACTTAAAGGGATGGCATGAATGGCCAATTTAAATCTTCACATATATTTTTAAAAATTTGATCTTGTACCCAAAGTTTTTCTCTCGGTTTTTCCCATAATAAATTAGTAATTATTACTATTCATTACTTCCTAGACTCCTGGCTGGTTTTGAGCCTTTTATTCTAGGACTGCATCTCTGCAGGGCCGGACTATATCTTAAGCCAAAATAGATTATACTATTAAAGCCCACCGCCACTTAGTCTCTGAACGTTCCTCATGAGCTGTTATAGTAGCTTTTAGAGGCTTCGCTGCGGATTATCCAATCTTAAACGTTATTACTATACCCGAGGTCATTACCCTGGCCACTGTTAGTTTTCACATAACAGTTTAGTAGTTTAAGTTCTAAGGACGTTCCCGCAATTCGACGGTGTTGCCAAATGATTCATTCACCAAATTTCAAAGAAATTACATAGAATCAATGACTAGCCCCAGCTTTCACCGGGACTAAAGCCAACTCAGATTGGGTAAGCTGAGTAACTTTTTAAAAGAGGAAAGAAACGTAAATATTCGTGTCTGTTCAATATTTGAAAAAATTTGAATAAAACATACGAGTATGATAAGAAGTTCTTCCGTTCTTTTGGGCAATGCTTGAGAAAAGGGCCCTGTATTTCCTTGAACATACTGCATAATTTCTCTTCAAGCTCAGGTGAGAAGTGAGGTGTCGGAACACCATTAATTCGATTAATTATGTAATTGATATGTTCGTAGTATTTATTTATTCTAAGACGCTTCATAATCTCACGCATTTTATTATATGTAATTTTCCGTGTGTCCTGTATCTTTTCTTTGCGTATTTCCTTGAGAATATTTTCAAAAATTTCCTCAGGAATATCCGTACTTTCCTTGCCCTGCACTTGACTACACCATTCACGAAAATGATTAATTCGTTTGTAGCTATAGTGTGATGCTTCCTTATTCGGTTGTCGTATAAGTGGTCTATTTTGTTCAATGAGCAACAACTCTTGGTATCCACAATCTGAACAAACCATTGCTCCATCTTGATGAATACACGTTAATTGTAAATGACATTTTGGACAACTTCCTAATGTATCGTGATTTTTAGCTTTCACGTGTGTAAAATCAATTTGTGAAAGGTATTCGTCGACTAGACTGGCTTTATCAATAATCTTTTCAGGTAAAAGAATTGGTTGATTCGATGAAGATTCCGCTATTTGTGGAGTATTACCAATACGTAAAGCATCTAAAATAGTTAAAGAAGCCGGAGGCGGATTTTTTTTCCGTCCTTTCAAAGGTTGTGAAGGCCTCTGTTGAATTTGTAGATTATGTAGAGGTTGTTTTTGTGTATTTTGTTGTTCAATAAGATCATAGTATTTAAATAAAATATCGCCAGTATTTTCAAAATATTCAATTTCATCATCTGCAGACTGAATTTTATCAAGTTGTTTTTCTAGACTTTCTTTTAATTCACGTAACATTACATTACTTGTCCATAAAAGATTATATTCAGGACATTCCGTATTATCATTTATTTTAAATGTTTTGATAGTATTTTCAAGATCTTTGAGGTCTTTCAATATTGATATATGTTTTGCACGAAGTGGTTGTATACTTGTTTGGCTATCTTGAAGGTTTGAAATCATTGATTGATGAAAAGCATCTAAAGTTGATACATCTTTTGCAGTATCATGTAATGCTATTCGTTTTTTTGAAGTTTTTTCTTTAAACATCTACTATAGTTTTGAAGAGTACAAAATTCTTAAGTAGAAAATACCCAAAAACTAGCTGAAGCGATTGAATATTTACGCACAAAATTATCAATTTAAAAATTTTTTTCTCCGTATAGTATACAAACACAACTACTATGGGTGGCGGTCTTCTCCAACTCGTTGCCTATGGTGCTCAAGATATCTACCTTACTGGAAACCCCCAAATCACCTTCTTCAAAGTTGTATACCGCAGACATACAAATTTTGCGATGGAGGCTATTGAAAACGTCTTCAATGGCACCCCAGGTTTCGGCAAACGTGTAACTTGCCAAATCAGCCGTAACGGTGATCTCATTCACCGCATGTATGTCCAAGTTAAACTGCCAGCCCTTATTGGTTCATCCAAATGGGTCGATTACATTGGTCAACGTATTCTCCTTGATGTTGAAATCGAAATTGGTGGCCAACGCATTGACAAACATTACTCATACTGGCTGTACATCTGGAATGAACTTGCTCTTCCAGTTGGCAAACAACCCGCATACAAGAAAATGGTTGGCGCACAACCCAATTTCGGTACATTCGGTGTTCCAGCAAATACCACTGGCTACTTCGGTCAACTCCAAAGTGGTGCAAGTAGTGCAGGTGATCTCCAAACTTATATGGGTCTTAATATATTAGGTCAATCTGGTATTTATGGCTACTCTAACTTAAACGGTACCAATGTATCTGGCATATCATCTGGTGCAGGTGCCACTCCAAATATGGTTGAAAATGTTTTCGTTCCACTTGAATTTTGGTTTAACCGCAATGTTGGCCTTGCACTTCCACTGATTGCACTTCAATATCACGAAGTTAAAATCAACATTGACTTCGAACAACTTTCCAACTGCCTTATGGCCAGCAACGCTGTATCACCAGGTTTTGGTTCTGGTAGCTCCGTTGCTGGTGATATATACCAAGCATCTATTTGGGTTGATTACATCTACCTTGACACTGATGAACGCCGCCGCTTCGCACAACTCTCCCACGAATACCTCATTGAACAATTACAATGGACCGGCGATGAAACCATCACATACAACACCGCAAACACAACTTCCTACCGCTACAAGATGAACTTCAATCACCCAACCAAAGAAATTGTTTGGGTATTCCAACGCGATTGCGTTACTACACTTGCCAACTCCAACAACTGGATCAACTTCGCATCTGAAGGTCCAGTTAATCCAGTTCCAGATATGTACACCTTCAACTGGGGTAACCTCAACACCCTCGATGAAACACAAGGTACCAACATCCAACTCAATGGCCAAGATCGCTTCTACATGCGTGAAGGTTCATACTTCAACCTTGTCCAACCATACCAACACCACGAAAACACCGGCGGTAACCCAGGCATCAACGTTTACTCCTTCGCACTCAAACCAGAAGAACATCAACCATCTGGCACCCTCAACTTCTCCCGCATTGATACCGCATACCTTAACATCAAACTCGCACCAATGGTTACCACTAACAGTGGAAGTAACTCCAACACCGGTAAAATCAAAGTGTTCGCAGTTAACTACAATGTACTTAGAATCATGTCGGGTATGGGCGGATTGGCTTATTCCAACTGATCTAAATATATGTTTTCAAAACATATGCAAAACCTACTTAAAGATAAATTGTTTTTATATAATAAAACTATTCAAATAGTTTATTGAATCATGTCAGCTGATCTTCAAAAGCAACGCTGTAGTAATTGTAAATGTTGGAGAGAATTATCAGATTTTATAGGTGTAAAAGGACTTGTGAAAAGATGTGTAAAATGTCGTGATAAAGATAATAGACAAAAACAAAAACCAGAAGTTCGTGAAATACGAAATGAACGTCAACGTGAAAAACAATATTATAAAGAATATCGTGAGAAAAAACGCGAAGAAGATGAAGAAGAATTTTTAAAGCATAATGCAGAAATGGCAAAAATATGGAGAAGTAAAAATAAAGAGCATCTTGCTGCTTTACAAACTAAAAATTTTAGAGCTCGTTTTAATGCTATTAAATTACAAGCAAATAAAAAATTAATTACCTGGGACAACTCAATGACAGATGAACATTGTAAAAATTTAATGACATCTTCATGTTTTTACTGTAATTTTATATCTGATAAAACACTTAATGGTATTGATCGCATGGATAGTGCATCATTTTATACACTTGTAAATTGTGTATCTTGTTGTAAACAATGTAATTATATGAAAACATCATTAGATGTAAATACATTCATTAAACGGTGTAAACATATATCAAAATTTCATAATGATATCGGTATATTAAATCAAAATATTTGGAATAATTGTAAAGCAGTATCTTATAATAGTTATAAATCTCGAGCAATTAAAAAAGAACTGGAATTTTCTTTAAATATTGATACATTTAATGAAATTATTAAAAATAACTGTTATTATTGTGGTAAAGAAAATACTATATTGCATAAAAATGGAATCGACCGTAAAAATAATATATTAGGATATACTCTTACAAATTCTATATCGTGTTGTAGTGAATGTAATTATATGAAAGGAATGTTAAATGATAGTGACTTTATTGAACAATGTAAAAAAATTAGTAATTTTAAAAATAATACAGAAGATATTGCAAATATTCCACAATGTTTAACAATAATTTGTCGTCGTATTAAATAATCATGTTCTTCATTTCTAAATATTGTTGAATAAACTCTTATATTTATTCAATTTTTATAAAAAATAAAAAGTGCTCCGGGTGAGGATTGAACTCACGACTTCTGGTACATAAGACCAACACTCTAACCAGCTGAGTTACCGGAGCAATTTTGTGCGTAATTGCACATATCCATTAATATGACAAATCCTTATATCATTTTAAATTATAATTACAACAGCTAGTATAAAAAATGATTTTTTAAAATTTATAAACGACAATAACCGTAAGAAATGGCTGCATTTTTTTTACCTTTTCAAAAAATATTTTTGATAAAAAGAACATCAATTAAAAATACTCATTCCAATTATAAAACTAAAATAGTTGCATGTCAACATAATCAAAATAATAGCAATGAAGCAAAACCCAATTTTATTCATATACCATCACTTAATTCAATGCAATCAATTATAAACTATAAAAACAGCATTTATGATAAAGTATATCCTCTAACAATTCAAGTTACTGAACCAATGTATCGTGTTATGCTATATGATAATGGCTTGAATTGTATATTAAAGCCCGAACGTTTAATTAGTATGGCAATTCCATCAATTAAACGTGCACGAGCATTAAAAATTATTGAAAATGCTCGTAAATATACAAAAACTGTTATAGTAACAGTACCATTAAATGAAGGAATTAATTATTTAAAACAATTGAAAATGTATAGTTTTACAATAACTCTTACAGAAGCTTAACCATTCTTTTTCTTTATGGTAAGTTGAGGAGCATTTGGTCGCTTACGAATAACCTGTGGGTCATAATCATCTTCAACATCTTCTTCAATATCAACTCCCATCGCACGACGTTCATCTTCCATTTCTTGAATACGCCATAATTCTGGTGAACATAATTTATAATTAATATTTGTATCTGCTTTCCACCAAAAAACCTGGTCTTCTAACTTATTCGATTGTGATTTTTTGTCTATTACTAAACATTCATAATTTTCTGTACATGCATTCATCGTTTGGTTGAATACATCGAAATTTGGGAACATCCCAGCATATTGTTGGTAAATTTTCTCACGATCTTTAATCATATTATTTCGCATAATAAATATATAATCAACATTTGCACGTAAAGATGGCGGTATGCCAAGAGGATACTGCATAGTTATTAATAAAAATACTTTATAATGGCGTCCATTCATAAAAATATATCGAATATTTTTGTCATTTACCCATTGTTTACTATCATATAAACAATCATCTAAAATTAAAAATGCACGAGGATCTAAATCAGTTCGTCCATATTTCTTTTTTTCTTCATTTGCTTGATTTACAATTGTTTCTTGACGTTCCATAAATTTTTTAATTATAGCTGCATCAAATTCATCATAAATTAACATTTTTGGAATGACTTTTTCAAATGCATGATTTGCACTTTCAGTACCAGATATTACTACACCAACAGGTATTGTGGTATGATATTTTAAAGCACAAAAAAGAGCAGTTGATTTACCAGTATTACGTGCTCCTAAAAATATAACAACACTGTCGTCGCGTAATTTGCTAATATCAAATTTACGTAACTCTAATTTCATAGTAAGCTTTACCTTCTGTTACTTAGGAATAAATTAATTCCAACTATATATACGTATATTGTCGACTTTATTTGATTCAAAATGGTACTACTCCAACATCTACTTCTTCATTAATTTTATGAATCATTGCTTTTTCAAAATTTAAAAGATTATATGATTTTGATTCACCATCGATTTGAATCTGGTCTAAACCAATATTGAAATAAATAATAAAACAGGTAGAGAGAATACCTATAAATAAGAAAATTCTAAATTTACTTCCAATTGTATTAAGTTTAACTTCATTTTCTAGGGGTTTTTTGTATGTAGCATATTGATAAATAATGTAGAGAATAATTGATAATATAAGTATATAGATCATTTGAATTGAACGTATATGTAACATTCGTCTTTTAATTTAAGATGACTTTTGCTTATTCATTAGAAAAACGCATCAGTTTTTTTTGCTACTACTGAAGGTTGTTTTAATATATTACGAATTCCAAGTGGTTTTATTTGAAGTGGCTGAATTTGTAATTTTTCTTCAAGATTTTTTTCAAGTTCTTCTAAAGATTTATTTTCATCCGATTCTTCTTCAATAGGAAGAAGCACTTCAATATTTTCTTGAATTACTTCTGGGTCAGGTACTATTTCCATCATCGGAAGATTTACTATTTTATCTTCTTCAAGATTTTGCACTTCCTCATTCATGACTTCTTTTTCAATCTCTATTGTTTCTTCAATATCTTCATTCACTTTTTCATCTACTTTATCCTTATCATCTTCTTGATCATCTAGTTCATCTCCATCATCTCCATCATCTTCATCTTCTTCTACATCTTCATCATTCTCTTCGTCCTCTACATCTTCATCATCCTCTTCGTCCTCTTCGTCCTCTTCGTCCTCTTCGTCCTCATCATTATCCTCTTCATCATCATCCTCTACTTCATCTTCCTCTTCATCATCATCCTCTTCATCATCATCCTCTACTTCATCTTCCTCTTCATTATCTTCATCATTATCTTCTTCATCCTCTTCATCTTCGTCTTCGCCTTCTTCATCATTATCTTCTTCATCCTCTTCATCTTCGTCTTCGCCTTCTTCATCTTCGTCTTCGCCTTCTTCATCTTCTTCATCATCTATTTCAATCTCTTCACCATCATCCTCTTCTTCTATGGTAATTTCTTCATCAGATTCTTGTTCAATATTTGAGGCTGTATTTTCTTTAATATATTTGAAAAGTACATCTAATGGGATATATGTTCTAATCACAGTATGCATCGAAGTATGGATGAGTCCTTCTAATTGAGACATATTATGTTGTCTTTCAACACTTCGAACATTGTGATACATTAAATATGTTTGTTTCCAAATGACACGAGCTACTGTAATTAAGCACATATGTACAAAATTCTCAGCAGAAGGAATGTAAAATTTAATTTTAGGTATTTCTAATGAAGGATTTTCTGTTTTTATAATAATTTTAATTTGATTTACAATAATAGCTTTAATAAGTTCTCCTAAATAAGATATACCAGTTCGTTTAACAATATTTACATATAATAAGTTCTTTTCTTGTTTAGTCCATTCTGGTATAAGTGTAAGTCGTTCTTGATATTTTTTTAATAATTTTGCATTAGAATCATTCATAGATAATTCTTTACGGGTCTGATCATATATTTTTTGACATTCTAATAAGATAGACTCTGTTAAAATATCATTTAAATGGGATATAAGTTCTTTTTTATTTTCAAGAAGTAAATTTAATTCAGCCATATTACTATATATCTATGTTTCGTTTTTGAAATTTTATCCGCACTTATTTCTGCTTTAAAAATAACAATATTTAAATTATAATACTACCGGATTAATTGCTAAATTATAAGGATTTGATGCTAAAGAAGATAGAGTTGTTGGATCAAGACGGTCTTTATTTGCATTAAGATAATCCATTTGTTTTGTAATAGAACAACTTGGTATATCTTGTGCAGTTGCTTGCCATACTTGTGTTTTATTTGGAACCTCGCGTGGTGTAATATCATCCTTAACAAGACGTTTCGTTTCTTGCACAATTTTATCGGGTGCAATACTTGTAAAACCTCCTGCACCATTTGGTGTATGTCCAGCAGCTTGATTAAGAACATCACGAGTGGCATCAATTTCTGCATTAATTTCTGCTTCACCAGATTTTGGACGGAAATCTGATTTACTTCCTGCAATACCTTCATATTCAACTGCAGTGTATTCCCTAATATTATTTTTAAGCTCAATATTAGTAACATTGTAAGCACCAGGTTGTAATTTTGTAGAATTACCACCCATAAACCCAAGTTGACTTGATGTTTCAGGTGTTGTATCACGAACTGTTGTACGAGCAACTTCTTCAGTATTATAAACAGTTACAGTATATTTATGAGCAGCAACATTGCGACTGTAATCCTCATCTTTGGTTGTTTCACGAACTGTTGTTCTTGCTTCATCTTCATTTTGAAGAGTTAATTTATTGTTACCTTTTAAATTTGTAATAGTTGTATCAGGTGTTGTTGTTTCACGGATTGTTGTACGCATCATATGGTTTACGGGATCATATGTTGTTGCTTTTGATGGAATTTGTGCGTGCATATTACCATATTCACGACCTGAATCAACCATATATTCCAGTTTTGAACGTCTGAAAATATCTAATAATGGAGCAATTATTGATTTTACACTACTTGTTAAATTGTTTAATATTGTTTTAGGACCAGTAATTTCACGAGTATTATTAAAAACCATCACTGATTCTTTTTTAAAACCATCTTTATCACCAACCCCTGGTTCACTCGTATTATTATGTGCATTACCCTCGTATTCTATATGACTTTCTACACGAGCAGTTGGTTTTACATCTTGAATTGGGCGTAAAGAATTTTTAATAACTGCACCAGTTGTTTTAAGAAACATATCTTCGGTTTGTTCATAGAAT